GAAGATGGAGACGAAGTTAAATCTGGTCAAATACCTTTTCCTTTTGTAGACAAATCTCCTACTATAGAAAACGCTAAAAAATTAACTGACAACCCATTTGCAAATCTTCCTCAATCGTATCTAGATAAAGTGGTAGAATTATCAGCTCAACAACCTGATCCAGGAGTTATAAAATCTAGTGTGCCTTTTGATCCTAATTCACAATGGATTTCTAGTCTTATACCAGGGGCTACTCCAGGGAGTGAATACGCTAGAAGTAGGGAAAGTTTTTATACTAATTTAATGGGGATTTTAGCACCAATACCTCTTGTTGAAGGTGTACAATTGACAAAAGCTATAAGAACTCCTGGAATAGTTGACGATTTAATTCTAGGTCCTGGAGCTAAAGCTATTAGTAAAATAAAAGAATCTGTAACGTCTTCAACGCTTCCTAAAATAAAACTTCCAGAAGGTACTATTCCTGAAGACGCTTATCGAACACAAAGAATAGTAGAAAATGCAGTAAAAAAGAGAAAAGACTATATATCAAGTGACGAGTACCTACAAAAAAGAATGGCTAATACTGGCGAAACTGCAGAAGAAGTTAACGATGCTATATTAAGATATTTAAACGAGCTTGATAACAGTACTATTACTTATCAACCTATAGATGCGCAAGGGCAGTATACAAGAAATAATATAGAAATAGACGCTCTAGTTGACAATCCTTTTTATCTGAGAAATAGAGGTACAGAGTCAAGAACCCTTGAACACGAAATTGATCACATGCTTAGTCCTATATCTAAACCGAATCCTAAAGCTCCTACTAGATATAAGGAAGATGGGAAAACTCTTACTAAAGAATATAAAGATTTTTTACTAGCAGGAAATCGTCCCACAGAGGGCGGTATGACTGGTCAAGGTGTAAAACACGGTGCTTATAAAGATTATCCCACTCTTGAAATAAATCCTATACTTAAAGAAGGTAAGTATACTTATAACAACGGTGTTAATCAATATGATTACTTAATGGACCCTGCTGAACAACAAGCGAGACATCTTGGAGCGGGTGACCATCTAAAAAAATACTATGGCTGGGACGGGACAGAGGCTGGATTAACAGATGATATGTTAGAAGGATTTAGAACTGATCTAAAACCTGACTATTATGGTCAAACTAGTTTACACGATGTTCGCCAAATATACTCAAATTTAGTAGACGGCTCTGGTAATGTAATTGGGAGCCACATATTTATGCCTAAAGGTAAGATTGTAGTAGATCCTAAAACTGGTGACTTTATTTCTGGTGATGTAGCTTTTGATAACTGGAAAAAACAAATTAGAAAAATATTACCAAAAGCTTGGAGTATTTCGGGGGCTGCTGTCGGTGCAAATAAAATAGCGGGAGAAGATAATAGCTACCAAGACGGGGATAATGTAAAAAAGAAATTACCGTCAGCTAAAGATTTAGATTACAATAAACTCTATGAAGCTATAATGATGTCTGAGCATAATAATTACTTAGGCCAAATGTTTGACGGTGAATTATACAGTCCTTGGATTAGAACACAAACATCTCCTCCAGGAGGGTCTACAGCTTATGGACCTGTTCAGATAGGTAGTGGTCTTCTTAAAACATACTTAGATCCGTATCACGCTAAAAAAGCAGGAATGAATCCAGAAGATATAAAAACTCTTCAATCGTTGAGAGCTCAAGGACTAGAGTTTTCTAAGCATGGTAATGAAAAAGGAAATATACCAGACTATAATCCTGTATTTGATTATGGTGGATCAGGAACGTTTACAGATAAAAGTGGTTATAAAAACGTTGCAACAAAAATGCTTACCGATATGGTAAATAGAAGAAACGATGGAGATGTATATAATATGTTAGAAAGTTGGAGAGGTCCTACAAGTCCTGAACTTTTAAAACAGTATATAAGCAAGATAGAAGATTACTATTACAATCCTATAGAATATTCTACACCTGACTCTAAACCTACTTCTATATCTAAATCTTCACTAGATGCTGTAAGAAGAGGTATAGCCCCATCAATAATTCCAGGAAACTTTCAATTAACGAACTAAGAAAAAGCTTGAATATTAAATAAATTTATATTAAATTTGTAGTTTGGCTATAGTATTGGCCTATAACTTCATCTTTATAACAAATTTTGTTATGATGCATGAAATAATTTAAGTATATTTGTAACACATCAATTATGGCAGAACAGAACGATCCAGTCTTAGAGACTTTAAACGAACAACCGCAGACTAATCAAATGGACTCTCTATGGGATATAGATGAGCCTAGTTTTGATCAGTCTTTTAATTTAGATCCTAGTTTAGGTGACCCTCTTAGTTTAGATAGTACAGAGGAATTTAAAATAGAGGAAACTAAAGAAGAGGTAAAAGCCGAACTACCAGATCTTAACGAAGAGGAAGTAGTAGAAGCTAAAGAAGAAACTAAAGAAGAAGAAACTCTTCCAGACTTAGACTCAGTTATAGAGGAGACTCCTGCTGCTGAAGAAGATTCTACAGAAGAAGAGCAAGAGGATAATGAGTTTGGCATCTTTGCTAAAATGTTATCTGAAAAAGAAATACTAGACGTAAATGAAGATTTTGAGCCTACTGAAGAGGGACTTATTGAAGCGTTTGAAGGAACGGTTAAATCTAGAGTCCAAGAAGAAATAGATATGTTTCAAAAAGGATTACCTGAAGACGGTAAAGCCTTACTAGCGCATATTATGAATGGCGGAAAAGTATCAGATTTTAAAGAAGTATATAATGATATAGATGTTTCTAGATTAGATATGCAAGCTAAGAATGCACAAGTTTATGTTCTTAGTGAGTACATGAAGCTCAGAGGTGATACACCAGAAGAGATTCAAGAAAATCTAGAGCTTTATGAAAACAATGATGTTCTCGGAAAACATGCTTCAAAAGCACAGCAACGACTAGCGGACTACCAAGCTAACCGTAAAGCTGACTTAGCGAAGAAACAAGAAGAGGCAGTAGCACAACAAGAATCTAAACGTAAAGAAGTTGTAGAAAATATTAACACTACTATACAAGATTCTAGTGACATCAATGGGTTTCCTGTTTCTAGGAAGCAAAAAAAGGAACTGATAGAATATATGACAATACCTACTGTTAAAGTTGGCGATGACTATGTTACTCAGTTCCAAGCAGACGAAATGAAAGCATCTAATCAAGTGGATGATTTTATTTTGAGAGCTTATTTAAGAATGACTGATTTTGATTTAACTAAGGTTAAGTCTAAAACAGTTAGTAAATACAGTTCTAATCTGAAAGAGAAACTACAGAATCGTAAAACAAAAACCGATACTGCAGGATCTTTTGGTAGTAACAAAAAACCTAGAAGGGTAAGCCCTTCAGGTGACGTGTGGAATATTTAATTAATTAATTTAAAACTATTAAAAAATGGCAAGAGCAAAAAGTTCTTTAGTAACTATGACTCGCCCAATGCACGCTAATTTTACTGAAGTAAATCACTTAGGTGCTGCTTTTATGGCAGAACCTCATAAATTTGATAAAGTTTTAACACGAGTGTTTACTGCTTCAAGATTAGCAGACAATCCTTTAACAGCAATGACTAAAGGAATGGGGAAAGAGCAAGAAATTGAATCATTCGATTGGGAATGGGAATTGATGGGATCATCTTCAAGACCTCTAGTAGCAATTGAAGATATAGAGTCTGGTAGCACTCCAGGTAAGTACGGTGTTGAGTTCAAAATCAAATTGGATGAAGACTGGTTTAAACCTGGTGATGTAATTACTCCAGACAAAGATTATTTATGTAGAGTTCAACGTGAAGCGGTAGCTGACGGTGACGGTTACATTTATTATCTACGTTTAATGAATGACGATCAGGATTCATTCTTAGATCCAGATTATACAAAAGTTGGTGTACAGTGGAGCAAGTTATTCTCTGTATATGAAGAAGGTGGCGATCAAAGTGGTTCTACTACTTATGCTAAACCAATGAAGTTACGTTCTAATCTATCTACGTATAGAAAAGAATATTCTGTAACTGGTGATGCAGCTAACCAAGCTTTAGTAACAGCTTTAATGGATGCAGAAGGTAAAGTATACAAAGACTACAAATGGTTAAAGTATGCTGAAGCTGAATACTGGATTCAATTCTATAAAGAAAAAGAAAGAGGTCTTTGGTACAA